GCTATAGATGAAGACTATGACGACGAATCAATTATAAACAGTCTTTTTCTTATTGGTGGTGTACCAGACAATGAATTATGACCAAGATAAAGAGCCAATCACGTATGGTTTTTTAGAAATTGCTGGTGTAAATGATAGTAACCGAAGAATTGGAAAACGTGAAAATTCGGAATGTAAAACAGTTGATGAGCTTAAAAAATGGGGCCAGTCATTGTTTGATAAATAAAAGATTGAACAGTAAAAAGTTTGCTGAAAAATATCCTCAAATTGCAGAAGATGAAGAAATATATATGGTTACTACGCCACGAAGATTAATAGAAAAGGAGATTAAGTAATAATGGCAACAAACGAGACCTTAAAAAATCAATTATCACAACAAAATCAAAAACAAGTTCCTGCGAATCAATTAGGTTTAAAAGGATTAATGAATACTCCTACTATGAAGCGGAAATTTGAGGAAGTTCTTCATGAAAATGCTAATGCTTTTATGTCAAATGTCATGACCTTAGTTTCTAATGATAGCTACTTGGCAGAAAGCGAGCCAATGTCTATTTTAAGCGGGGCTTTAACAGCTGCTACATTAAATTTAGGATTAGATAAAAATCTAGGTTATGCCTATCTCGTACCATTTAATACTAAAAATAAGCAGACTGGCAAATGGGAGAGGAAAGCCCAATTTATTTTAGGATATAAAGGGTATATTCAATTGGCTCAACGGTCAGGTAAATATAAAGCATTAAATGTTATTGAAGTCTACGAAGGAGAGTTACTGAGTTGGAACAGGTTAACGGAAGAATTTGAATTTGATCCAAATGGTAGACAATCAGACGATGTAATCGGATATGTTGGATATTTTGAACTATTAAATGGATTCAAGAAAACTGTTTATTGGACCAAACAAGAAATTGAAGCTCATCGAATTGCAAATAGCAAAGACAAAGAAAAAACAAAATTGAGCGGTGTCTGGGCTACAGATTATAATGCGATGGCTCGTAAAACAGTATTAAGAAATATGTTATCAAAATGGGGGATTTTGTCCATCGAAATGCAAGAAGCGACAACTTCAGATGAAAAAGTTCAACAAATGCAAGAAGATGGAAATATTATTTCCGAAACGGAAGTAGAAGAAAATACTACGATGAAAACAGCAGAAGTAATTAATGAAGCTGATTCAGATTCATTGAATCAAACAGATTTATTTGATACTAAAAATCCACCATTAGAGTAAAGAAGGAGATGTAATGGCAAGACCTGCAAAAGAAGGTTTGGATTATTTTCCTCTTGATGTTGGAATTTTTGAAGACGAAAAAATAGAAGCTATTGCTGGGGAATTTGGTATTAAAGGAGAACTTGCGGTAATCAAACTGCTTTGTGCGATATACAAAAAAGGATATTTCATTTTGTGGGATGATTTATCGCAAGCAACTCTTTTAAAACGCCTGCCTGGAGTAAGTAAGGAAATGCTCAATCAAATAGTGAACCGCTTAGTCTTATGGGGATTTTTTGATAAAGAACTGTTTGACTCGGTCAAGGTGCTTACGAGTGAGAATATCCAAGCGACATTTTTCGAAGCGACAAAAAGACGGAAAACACCAAAACCAACTAAATATATAGTTAATGTCAACAGTAACTCTCAAAATGAAACAGTTAATGCTGACATTAATACACAAAGTAAAGTAAAGGAAAGTAAAGTAAATAAAAGTAAAGTAAACAAAAAAGAAACAGAAAGTTGCATCAATCCGTTGTCACCTGAAACGTCGGTTGAGAAAGCATTCTTTGAAGAGCCGTTAGGTGAAGAAAAACTAACGGAGTTAATCCGCTATTATTCACAGAATGTAAGTCCTGCTACTCCTGTTAATATCACTGATTTACAATATGATCTTGCTGATTTTGACGGAGACCTCGAGTTATTGAAAGAGGCTGTTAATATCTGTGCTAGAAATAATGAACGAAGATATAGCTATTTTGCTGGTATTTTGAAAAATTGGCGAGCAAATGGTGTAAAAACATATGCTGATTATCTAAATAACGAGAGAGAACGAGCAGATAAAAAAACACAAAATAAGCAATATCAAAATAAACCTGTTCGGCAAGAAAAGGTGCCTGAATGGATGAATCAAGCGAACGGTGAAGAAGAAAAGCTATCACCAGAAGAGCAAGCTGAATTTGAAAGACAAATGCAAGAATTGTTGGGAGGAGAGTAAATCATGATTGAAATGAGAGTACTTGATTATCGAATTACTAGTGATGATAAGCAAGTAATCGTAAATAAAGCGAGACGAAACGAACACGGAGAGTTAACCATTTTGACTGATAAAGACGGTACACAAAAAGAATCACTCGCTTTGATTGGTTATTATGGCAATTTAAGTAAGGCTCTCGTCGCAATAGAACGCGATTATGTGCTTTCTAGTGGTAAAACAATACAAACAGTCAAAGAATACAAAAAAGAGCTAGAATCGATTCACAGCAAGCTAAAACGTGAATTAGATTTCGGGGAGGAATTTTAGATGAATGAATTAGTTAAATTAGTGGAAGAATGGGCGAAAGAAAAGCGTTTAGATAAAGCGGAACCTGAAAAGCAAATGCTAAAAGTGATTGAGGAAGTCGGAGAAGTTGGCGCTGCATTGGCAAGAAACAACGAAAACGACTTAAGAGATGGTATCGGGGATATGGTTGTGACGTTAATTATTCTCGCTATGCAAAATAACATGGATTTATACGAATGCTTAAATCAAGCATATAGCGAAATTAAAAACCGCCAAGGAAAAATGGTAAACGGAGTATTCGTCAAAGAAGCCGATTTGTAAGGTTCGAGGTGGAAGAGATGCGAATTATTCTACCGATTGAGCCCAAGCCACAAAGTCGCCCGAGATTTGCAAGGCGTGGAAATTATGTTAAAACTTACGAAGATCGAGCGATGAAAGAATACAAAAATCAAGTAAAGAATTATTTTCGTAAATCAAGAGCAAAGTTGATTGAAAAAGGGCCAATTTCCGCACATGTGACGTTTTACATCCATCCGCCTAAATCTGCCTTAAGTAATAAACAGAAACGCTTAGAAGTGGAATTAGAGCGAAAATATTGCGATAAGAAACCTGACTTGGACAACTATTTCAAAGCAGTCACTGATGCTGCCGAAGGTATTTTATATAAAAACGATGGTCAAATTGCTGTGATGGTTTGCCAAAAGTTGTACAGTATGCGACCACGAACAGAACTAGAAATTACAAGTTTGGAGGAACAAGTGTAGTGGGTAAAACGGGTAAACAGATCAAAGAGAATTATTCGGTTAGAAAGCGAGTAAAGAAGATGATTAAATTTAAAGAATTTAATATTCAATTATTCGACGTTCACATTTATATAAAAAGGCTAAGTAGTTTTAAAACCAACAAAAATAGTATAAAAAAACTAACTAGTTTCCGCTAGCTAGTTATAGATACATTTTCATCTCAGATAGAGACAATTAATAATACATTACTATGAAATTTAAGGCAACAAAAAAAGCCAGCTGACCACTAGCTGACTTATGTGGTAGAAACAACTGTTTTCCGCCAGTTGTTCTTTAGGTGTGAGTTAGCACTTTCCCCAAATAAAGTGCTATTAAATAGCCGATTAAAAATCGACAATAAATCTCTTGTAGAGACGTGTACTACTATTAACTGTTTACCAGAAGTTAATGTAGAAAAGGAGGAAATTTATTTCATAAATAAAATCCCCAAGAAAGTTAAAGTGATTATACCATTGAAAAATAGATTTGAAAATACTTTCTATGCCAAAAATATTTATTAGATGGAAAATATCAAATGAATAAAGATGATGTGAAAGATGACGAATGGAAGATTGTAAAATACTGTAGAATTATTATTGTTTTCTTTATAGTCAACCAATAATTTGTTGACTACAAACATGTATGAGTGATGAATATTTTGATAAATAAATAGCCAGTCGGTTTCCGCCGACTGGCTGAGAAGTGAATAGCTATTGGAATAGTATTCTTAGTATAATTTATATCATATAGAGTCGCTGATGAGCAAAGGATAAGCATTACTTATATATATTTGGATAAATAAAAAAAGCTACTTAGTTTCCGCTAAGCAACTCTTAAATGATGATATGTTTATTATAAATTATTATACCACAAAAGGAGCGATTTCACTTGATTAAATTGCTAAGAGAAGTAGATTTTCGACAAACAAAAGCGAATGCCAGAAATGTGTTGAAGAACTTTAGACGTTTAGAGCGAATAGCTGGTCGCTCTTTGATAGATTTAAAATCACCAATTATTACAGATATGCCTAAAAGCCAAAGTCACGGGAATAAAGCAGAAGATGCGCTAGTACAATTAGCAGATGCAGAAGCAGAAAGAGACGCAATTTTATCTGCGCTTATGGCATTGAGCCTAACTAGCAGACAAATTTTGCATTATAGTTTCTGTGTGCAGGATCATTACTCTAATTACAAGATAGCTAGGGAAGTTGGATATTCCGAAAGAAGTATTCAACGAATGAAATCAGAGGCTTTAATTGAATTTGCCGAAGCGTATCGAAATGGAAAAATAATTGCATATAAATAAAATTTTTGGCGGTTTTTTGGCGGAAAGTTGGCGGTTTTTATCAATATTTAGATGTTACTATGGTAGTGTCGAAAGATAAGGAAACGAGGTAAGGCATGCATTACCTATCTTAGCTCCGTTTCGCTTATCTTTGGAGGCTACCTACAAAAAAATAAAGAATAAGGATGTGGAAAGTCCAGTTCTTTCTGTCTCGTTTAGTCTAGGTAGCAAATATTGCAATAAACTTGGCATTAAGCTTACACGTAGACGTACGCTGAAAGCACTTGTCAAGATAGCGCTATGTAAGTTTAAGTTGCAATGATCACTCACAAATCAGACGTTCTCAAACTAAAAGAAATGGGGTGTAATTCCTCTCTCTTTTTTCTACAGGTTTGTGAGTGATTACTATTAAAAATTGAAAAATCAATAGATTTAAACCTAGTGAAGAGCATTTGAACAATGTGCTAGGGTAGTATGGGATAAGTCGATAACTAAAATGAATTGGGATACTGATTGATTTTAGTGGTGGATTTTACAGCAATGTAAAAAGGACTAATAGTAAAAGCTATTAATCGCAAAGTACTACGTGGAATTTGTGCAGGTGTAAGGTACGAAACTTTCGAGTGTGACAATAGACGCTCCAGTGGAGAATAATCTAAGTTAGGTGGAAGTGTGAGAAGCTTGGCAGACCTTAGAAAACTCAAACCAAGCGCTTTGCAGAGAAACTGAGAAATCAGTGTTTAACGAAAGAAGTCGGTACGAGTAGCTTAATGCAGCAATTTATTTACAGATGACAAATAATAAAAATGGGACTCTTATGTAAATGCTGAATGTTCAAGTGAAAGTTATTAGCCAGTAGAGCTAGATCATACAGAAAAAGCAAAGAGAAGCTATTGGGTAGCGCCCGATAGTTCAGCCTCTTTGGGTATGTGACTGAATAACACTGTAAACAAAGGAAGCAGGAAGAAAAGCCTAAATCTGTTGATTTTTGAGTTTTTAATCATTGCTGTGGCGGAATAGGTAGACGTTACTACGTAGAATAATCGGCTTTGGTGTTCGGTGTTTATATAGGCGTTAGTCTGTAAGAGTATAAGAGGACAATCACAAGAGCCTGTAAACAGCTGAGTAATGCGGTTTGAGAGAACCTCCTATACTCCATAAAATATATAATCTTGTGATCATTTGGTGCGGAGGCTTTAAACATTATTCGGTGATATCCGATGTAAATCTAAAGGGAGATAAACGGTAAAGATTATTCATGCAAGGTGCAAATCCTTGCCAGCGATATTGAGATTACGGTAGACAATCTCAAAAATGGCATAGTGGGAAAATCCTTTCGGTTGGCGTGTAGCATCTGGGATGCAACGAGCATATTGTGAGATAAGAGGCAGGTTCGATTCCTGCCACGCCAATAGGTAGCTTTGCTACTTAAATAAAAGAATCGTCAATAGATGTTTCTGCTACATTCACGTGAGGCACTAGCTTAAAAGTGCCTCTTTTTGTTTGGAGGTATTGTTATGTTTAAGTTATTTGAAATCATTAAGCAAGAAGATGCAAAAAAACTAAATCGTTTGAAAAAAGAATTAAAGCAGGCTACTCAACGTAAATGAGTGGTCTTTTTTTCGTACATAAAAAAACCACTAGACTATGGGTTCTAGTGGCTAGGTAGCATTCGTGAAAAATTAGTTGGTTGCTATTTACAAAAAGGAGTTGCTACCTAAAAGAATTATATCAAATAAGAATAGAGAATAAAAGAGTGCTTATTCACACCAAAACTTATTTTTATATAAAAAACCACTAGAAATGGGATCTAGTGGCTAGGTAGCGTTAGTGAAAATCTCGTGTCATTTGTAGTTTATGAACTTTAGCTATTATGAAAGAGTGCTACCTAAAACAAGTGTAACACAGCTGTCAAGTTTTGTCGGATATTTGGATTGTTTTCGCATGAAAAACCACCAGATAAAATATCTAGTGGCCAGACAGCAGATTATGTTTTGAAATAACTGGAAGTGTTACATGAAGCAAAAAGGAGTTGCTGTCTTGCAGTGAGTATAACAGGAATTGAAGCGTTTGTCTTACAATAAACAAATATACATAAAAACAATTAGGAGAGAGAACATGAAAAGTTATTGGTATGTATCGTTAACACATAAATATCCACAGCCGAACCGCTCAACTGGTTCAATGCGTGTTGTAATGTCTGTGCAGATAAAAAAGAATGTATCTATTGTCGAAATGACGAGAGAAGCCACACCAAAGGAAATTGATGCGTGCAAGCTTGTTTATTGTGGGCATGGTAGTTGGAAAGATAAGCATATACAAGAGAATGTAGAGAGGTATATTTAAATTACAAATAAACGTTGTAAGATGTTACTGATTTAATATTGAAATATATTTCAAAGTAAGATATTCTTTTTCTAAAAAAGGGGAGTATTATAATGGATATTCTTACTCTAATTCTACTTTTACCATTAATGTTTTTATTGTGTAGTCTTTTGTTTATTGTGTGTTGGCCAATTTATTTTGTAATAATAATGACTTATTATTACATTCGTTTGTTTTGTAAAATTATCAAAAAATTAGTTAGTGAAGAGTGGACCCCTCCAAAAATAGTTTTGGAAAGATATTATAGTTTATTTCGAACACCGTTAATTTTTTATTTTAGTTTACCAATGACAGGTGCAATTTTGGAAGAAATAATAACTACGTATTTTTTTAAACATAATTATGGGGGAGGTTCAAGTTTACGAATGTTTGTGGAGTGTGTAATTGTGTTAGCTATATTTTGGGGAAGTGTCTATTTGGTTTTTTCTTTTGAAAATAAGAAAAAAGAAATTAAAAAGACGACTAAAGCACATAAAAAATTTATAAAAGCTACTATGTTTCCATTGGGATTACTTAGCATTCTAGTATCAGTAACTTCAGTAATTAATATGTTTATTGATGCTGAAGTTAAGAAAGAATTTTTATCGGAACTTAGCAAGGCTGATTTTAACCCATTATATGTAGCATTTTGTATATTATTTATTATTATTCTATTACTGGAGGGAATTAGCTTAGTTTTTATTGAATTGATAGAACATTTTTACGACAATGAAAAGGAGTATGGATACTATATAAAAACTGTGTTCAATTGTCTGAAAAGACTAATTTAACAAAACAAAACTTAACTTAAAAAGAATGCGAGGTGGTGTGTATTGAATGGCAAGGAAACGTGATCCTAGACGTGACAAAGCTAAAAAGATTTGGCTAGAATCCAACGGAGAGAAGCAATTAAAGGAAATTGCTTCTGAGTTAAATGTTTCAGATTCTCAAATTAGAAAATGGAAATCGATTGATAAATGGAGTGCTGAATTGAAAGGTAATGTTACCAATGCAAAAGGTAACGTTACTAATCGAGGAGGCGCTCCTTTTGGTAATCAGAACGCAGTAGGCAACAAAGGTAATAGCCGAGCCTCGCCACCACTTGGTAATAAGAACGCTATTAAAACTGGCGAATACGAAATAATATTTGCCGATATGTTATCTGATGAAGAAAAGGACATCTATTCTAATCTGAATGATGATCCTTTTTTTATTTTGAATGATGAGATTCGCTTATTAAAGGTACGGCAGTTTAGAATGATGAAACGTATCAAAGAAGCTGAAAAAGGACTAAATGATGAAGAAGTTGAACGGTTACAACAGCTAAGGAAAATTAAAACACCGATTGAAAAAGACGGTAGAAAGCTAGAAATAAAACGTGAAGTTATGCAAGACGTTCAAGTAACTCGTAAAACATTTAGAAAGTTAGATGACATCTTAGCTATTGAAGATGCGTTGACTAGAATTAGCAATCAGTTAACAAAGGCTGTTAAGCAACAGAATGCCTTGCTAGCAAATGATGCCAAATTACAATTGTTGAAAGTTCAAACTGAAAAAGCTAAAGCTAGTTTAGGTGCTACAAGTGGAGACATGGATATGCCAGTTTTTATTGATGATATATCAGGTGATGGATATGAGTAAAAAACTATCTGAATTTCTTCCTAAAGCATTTCATACTACTTGGAAGGTAGCATTAAACTCAAATATATTACATGTTGTTGAAAAAGGTGGCCGTGGGTCAGGTAAATCATCTGGCATAGCGCACATAATCGTTCAATTGATTATGAGATATCCTGTAAATGCTGTGGCCATTAGATACGTTGATAATACGATTGAGCTATCTATTTTTGAACAGATTAAGTGGGCAATTGAAGAACAAGGTGTGTCTAAGTATTTTAAAGTAAATAAAAGTCCTATGAAAATCACCTATAAGCCTAGGGGGAATTATATTGTTTTTCGTGGCGCACAGAATCCAGAAAGAATTAAGTCATTAAAGGATTCAAGATTTCCATTTGCTATAGCTTGGATTGAGGAATTAGCCGAGTTTAAAACAGAAGATGATGTAAAAACCATAACTAACTCATTGCTACGTGGTGAATTAGCAGATGGTCTTTTTTATAAATTCTTTTATTCGTACAATCCTCCTAAGCGACGACAATCATGGGTTAATAAGAAATATGAATCTAGCTTTCAACCTGAGAATACTTTCGTTCATCATTCAACATATAAGGATAATCCATTCATAGCTCAAGCATTTATTGAAGAAGTTAATGCTACGAGGGCTAAGAATCCGAAACGTGCTGAGTGGGAGTATGACGGCAAAGCTATTGGTTCAGGAGTTGTTCCTTTTGATAATCTACGAGTAATAAAAGGATGTATTACTGATGAAATGGCTGCTAACTTTGACAATATCAGAAATGGTCTTGACTTTGGTTATGCTACTGATCCATTAGCATTTGTTAGATGGCATTATGACAAAAAGAAAAATGGCATCTATGCTATTGATGAAATTTATGGTGTGAAAATTAGTAATAGGGAATTTGCTAATAAAGCTAAGTCTAAAGGATATATATCAGATAGAATTGCAGCTGATTCAGCAGAGCCTAAATCAATAGCAGAGCTAAACAGTGAACATGGTATGCCACGAGTTTTCGGAGTAAAAAAAGGTCCTGATTCTGTTGAGTATGGCGAAGAATGGTTAGGCGATTTGGATTTTATTTGTATTGATCCATTAAGAACTCCTAACATTGCTAAAGAATTTGAGAATATTGATTATCAAACTGATAAAGACGGTAATCCTAAACCTAGGTTAGAAGATAAAGACAACCATACAATTGATGCGACAAGATATGCTTTCAGTGAAGATATGGATAAAAATAATGTGAGATTTATCCAATATTAGGAGGTGGGAAAATGTTTCAAAACAATTTAAGTTTGAAGCGGTATAAAAGAGTGCGAACAAAATATTCTACACAAATTAATGAAGAAGTTTTCGATCCTAATGATTTTATTACTGAAATGAAGCCATTTTTTGATGATAGAGAGCGTAAGTACAAAGCCTATACAAGCGAACAAAATGAGATCGATAGAAGACCTAAACCAAACACAGAGATTATAAAAGTGAATAATAAACTTCATGCTGGTTTATACAATACTATTGTCGACCAAGCAGCTGACCATTTCACAGGCATTCCAATTAAGTGGGATTATGATATTACCGAACAACGCAAATCTATATTGCAAAAAATGGGTTCAAAGGTAAAAGACTTGTTTTCAGGGAATGTCAGAAATGAGACAAAAACTCCTGAAGAATTCGACAAATTAGCAGAGTTAGTAAACGATATGCGGTTTGCCATGCTTGATTCTGATACAGCTCGGTTTCAAGGAGCTTGTGGTGTTGCTTTTCGTTTGTTAGAACCTGTTGAAACCGTGGAAGGTTGGCAATTATGGGCGAGCAATATCGAACCATGGAAAGCTGAAAAATACGAAAATGCAGATATCTTTATTCGTGAAAAATACGATACACATCAAAAAAAATTTTTCGAAGAAATGAAAGTCATTACTAAAAAAAGAATATGTATATATAGCAGATATGTTGAATCTAATTTAGTCAGTGCATCTGGAACATTTAAATTGATTGAGGAAGTAGAAAACCCGCTAGAAACGTTTTACTTATCAGAATTTAAAAATAACACGAATCGTTATTGCGATTTTGAAGTGGCGGAAGAACTTTCTGATGCATTTGATAGAAGCTTATCAGACCAACAAAACGAAGTTGAACAGTTTAAACTTGCTTATATGGCCATTAGTGGCTCACGATTAGATGAAAAAGAAGCACAAAGAATGATGGAACAATTAGGTATTATTAATTTGCCAGATCCACAAGCTAAGGTTGGGTATGTAACGAAAGACATTAATAAAGATTTCAACGAGTATCATCTTGATAAGCTGAAAAAGCTTTATTACACGGTAACTAAGTCAATCGATTTCAATGATGAAGTATTTAAGTCTAATAGCTCTGGCGAAGCTCGCAAATGGCAAATTATTGCACTAGAAGCTAAAACAAATACTAAAGAACAGTATTTTAAAGAAGGATTGAAAGAAGCAGCTGAGACGATGTCTGCCTTTATTAAATTTAGGGATAAATTAGATGTTGATGTGTCAAAAATTGTATTCACATTCAGTCGTAGCTTGCCAACAGACATCGGTTATCTTGCTGATGCATTGCCTAAACTTTCACCGTTTGTATCCAAACGAACAATTATTAATCAGATTCCATTTGTTAAAGACCCAGATTATGAAATGGACTTGATGAATTTAGAACAAGGTCAAGATTATCCTAGCGGTGAATATGATGAACTAGGTGGTGCAGGTAATGACGAAGAAGAAAACAACGGCTAGTGAACGTTATTGGGAAAAACGTCGTGAATTAGAAGATAAAGCACGTTTGAAACTGGAAAAGAAAACTCTTAATGAGCTAGAATCTGTTTTCGAACGTGCTTTAGTTAAAATTCAAAGACAGCTGTTGTCACAAGCAGATTTACACGATATCACTCAAAGTGAAATGCTAGAAGACTTTAGCAAACAAGATCAAGAGAAGTACCGCAAGTATATCGAAAAAAACTATGAAAAGTTGATGGAATCAGATGAAGCTTATAAACAATTCATTGATGAATATTTTCCATCCTTTGACTATGCGAAAGTTAATCGCTTGTTACAATTACGAGCAGACATTTTTTCTACCCTTGCAGGTGAAGCAATAACTAGTGATGTTAACGGTAAATTTAATAACGACTTAGAGAATATCACAAAACGAATCTACAATTCTAATTCTAATGCGTTGATACAATTATTAGGCGGTTCAGCACCTGGTTTAACTAAGAATGAACTAGAAAACATCATGAACTATCCGTGGAGCGGAAAAACATTTTCATCTCGTTTATGGGGCAATATATCAACCTTAGAGCAACGTTTGAGCAATTCCATTATTAATTCATTGGCAAGTGGTGAAGGAGTTGTGGAAGCTCTTAGAACGATGAAAAACGATGGTGTTATTAGCGGTATGTTTAAGTTGGAACAAGGAAAGTTTAATCGTTCGATTGAAAATCTTGTTAGAACGGAATATTCACATTTTGCGGTAGAAGGTGTAAGAAAATCGCTAAAGGATATAGGTGTTAAGCAAACACAAAGCTGGTCGGCAGAAGATGAGCGTGTTTGTTCTATTTGTGGTGGACGTCATGGAAAAGAGATTAAAGATGATTGGCATCCACCGTATCATGGACGTTGCCGTTGTACTGAAATACCAATTGTTCCTGAAATTAGCGATGACATAGATAAATTGTATGAAGAGATGTTTGGTGATTTATTGGATGAATTCGCAAGTAAGCAGTGGGGTATTAAATTAAATCATCCAAAAGTTAGTGCAACTAAACTCGATTTAAAATCCGTATTAGACAAAACAAACATGCAAGAAGCTTTAGGAAAAGAAAATTATTCTAATTTTTTAGATCATTTAGATGGGATAACTGACCAAAGGGTGCTAAACTTAATAAATGTGATAGGGCATAAGTTGGAGTTTAAAGACATCAAAGAAGTAAGAGCATTTGCACAAGGAAAATCAATTCAACTTAGTCAAAAATCATTTGATGGGGATAGGGGTGTTAATCCTTATCAAACAGTTTATCATGAGATAGGACATGCTTTGGATCATCTTGGGCTTGAAGTATTAACAGGAAAAAATACGATGCCGACAGGAAAACTGATAAAAAGAAAGCTAGGAAGACGAACCACTTTTATAGAAGTGCATATAACACACGCATCGTCACTTTCTGAGTATAACATTAAAGAAGCGCTAGAACGCGATTTTTGGAAATATGTAAACGGAGATTTGCCATCCTATAATGATTTAGGTAATAGACCTAGAAATGCGGATAAGAAAAAGGCTTATGATGACTTAAGGGCGGAAATTTATAAAAAAAATACAGAGAACTTACAAAAAACTAGAGAACGATTATCAAAAATAGTTAGGGAAAATCCTAACTCAGTATCCGCTATTTCAGATATGATTGAATCTATAGGTTCTCTAGGAGACTATCCGTTAGGTTTTGGTCACGGCAAGCGCTATTGGCAAACAACAGGTAGCACAGAAACGGAATTTTTTGCACATATGACAGAAGTGGTTGCTAACGATAAGTCAAGAGAATTAATGAAAGAGATTTTTCCGACAGCAGTAAGCCAATGGGAAAAATTAGTAGATGATATTTTAAAGGCGGTGAAATAAGTGTTTAGTTGCGAAGATGGCGCATGGTCTATTATTGATGATGCAGTTAAAAAGTATGAACAACATTTCCATGATGAGTTTCCAATATATGAATATATCGATGTAACAAAGAGTGATGACTTCGATTTTTCTATTCTAGGTGCAAAAAAATTAGCGAAATTCATTGATGAGCATATTAAAGAAAATAAATCGGTCCACGTCCCGTCAGATTACCATAGCAGACTTTACTAAGCACTTAAAGGATAACTTTGAGTGCTATTTTTATACCCTAAATTGGAGGTGAGATCATGAAAGGATTATTCGAAGCAGTATTAAATCTAGAAGTTACCAATGGTACAGAAAAAGCCTATAAAAAAGCTTTTGAACAAGAAAACGAACGATACTTAACCAAACACACTTTGAGAGATGGCAACGGTAATATCGTCAAAGATGAGCTTAAATCAGTTTGGGGTGGTAATTATTGTCACGTTGATATTTTGTATTCGTTACCAGGTAAAAAAAGTAAATTAACTATTTCGATTGTGTCTAGGACTCTGCAAAACGTAAAAGATGCTGTCACTGATTATCAAATGTTAGGTGCTGAACTGGTCCATAAGAATTGGAAGTGATTAGATGGATCCCTATGATTACTTAGATGCAGATTATGAAGAGCATTTACTAAGAGAAGAAAAGCAATTAAAGTCTGACGAAAGTTAGGCTTTTTATTTTGTCCGAAATGACGTTAAACTAGCGCAATGCTGGGCTTAATTGAATGGTGGGGCGCAATAAATAAATCTAAAGCAATGCGGGGCGATTAGTCGAATCGTGGAGCGAAAGGAGAAACAAAATGAAACCAAACCTATTACCAATGAATTTACAAATGTTTGCTGAAGAAGACGGTGGTACAAACTTCACTTTCGATGATTTTAAGGCATTTGTAGAATCAAATGAGGAAGCACAAAAATTTGTACAATCACAGTCACAATCAGCTGCAGATAAACAATTAGAAGCTTGGAAACAAAATAATCTTGAAAAAATCAAGGAAACAACAATCAAGGAGTATGAAGAATCTAAGAAAAATAAAACTCCTGAACAAATTAAATTAGAAGAATTACAGGCTGAATTTGAAGCTGAAAAGGCATTACGTGTGACTAGTGATAATAAGGCTTTTGTTGCAGAAAAAATTGCTGGCTTAGATTGGGACGGGGATTTGAAAGATTCTATTTCTCAATTTATGTTAAATAATCTTGTTAGTTCAGATACTGAATTTACTAAGAAGGCTGTAGAAGGCTTTACAGAGCTTTTAGAAGCAATAAATGATAAGCATGCAGAAGCTATTAAAAATGTAGAAATGACTAAAGCTTTTGGTAATAAATCGCAACAAACCAACATGGTAACTGGTAATCAAACAAAATCGTTTGAAAATCCAGAGGCAGCATTAGGACAAAAATTACAAGCATTTATCGATTAGGAGGAAACTACAAATGAAAAAAAGTTCATTAAATAATCTTGAGTATTTAGATATTTCACAGGAAGTTAATGCATTACAAGTTCCAAATACACCATTTTTAAGCTATTTGTTAGGCGCAGGCAAAGTTGAAGCTGCCAAGTCAACTGAGATTAAATGGCGAGAATACGGCATGAATAATGATGATTCATCTGCTCAATTAGAAGGCGGAGAATACGCAGATGCGGAATCTGATCGTACATGGTTTAACAACTATACTGAAATTTTCAGAAAATCAACTTCTGTATCTGGCACATTAGATGCTATTAATGTAGATGGTGTAGGAAATGAATTGAATAGCCAAGTAGCTCTTCGTGCTACAGAAATGAAAATTGACTTAAATCGTAAATTGATTGTTGGTGTAAAGGCTGATGAATCTGGTTCTAAAGGTCGTCAGATGAACGGAATTTTAAATTTGATTAGCTCAACGAATAAAGTCGAAACAGCAGCTGCGGGGGCAGTAACAAGAAAAGATATTGATGCCTTATTTAAAACAATGTTCCAAAAAGGATACATGGGCGAAAAATTATGTTTAGTAGCACCTGATATGCAAGAATTAATGACTGATCAGTTGGATGAAAAATCAACAAAAATTGTGCAATTTGGCGATAAACTTACTTTTGGATTGCAACTTGGAAATATTGTCTCAAATTACGGCTCAGGAATTGCGTTAATTGAACCTAATTTACCTAATGGAACAATCGCAGCTATTGATACTAATTATGTAAAATTACGTCCACTACGTGAATGGCGTGCGGAAGAATTAGCAAAAACAACAGATTCAAGACGGATTGGATTAGTTGGTGAGTATTCAATTGAATACAAAGCTTCTAATTCTGGAGCAATCTTGAACTTGAAAGCCTAAAATATAATAACGAAGGAGGAAATTAAAAATGGCAACAGCAAAAAAAGAAGTAACCTATCGTGTGCTTGACAAGAAAAACTTTGTGGGCTTTATGCATCCTAAAACAAAAAAATTTATCACAGCAAACGAAAATAATGAATTTGTAGTTTCAGAAGATGACAAAGAAGCTATTGAGATATTAGAACGTGCTGCAGATACTTTTAAAGTTTAGGTAATGATGCTTTATGGTTGATGAAAAAAAAGAAGAAATCGTTGAGAAAATTCAATTGATGCTACCTAACGCTTCTGAAGATAGGATTTTGTCTGTTTTAAACCTTGTTATCTTTGAAATCAATTCTTACAATACTTGCAAAATTGATATTGCTTGGGACGAGTTTGAACAACTTATAATTGAGGTTATCTACAAAGCTTTAAAAAACGAAATAGATAAGTCTGTAGCTAGTGTAAAACGTGGTGATACATCAATTAGTTATGTAGTTGAATCAAAAGACATACAATCACTCATGAAGAACTATAGCAGTGCCATTAAACGTATTTTAGGCTGTGATAGCGGGGTGTTTTTCTATTGAATGAAGCAGAAGTTTTAGCAGCTACTTATTTTGATACCTGTGTTATTGAGAGAATGAACGATATTGAAAATACGGAAAATGGGATTACTGAACAAGTTTATTTTCCAATTCATGATGGCAAGTTACCCTGTGCTTTCTCTCAAAGAAGTATGGGAAACTTACCTGTAATAGAAAACAAAGAAGCGTTTAATATCTCTTATGAAGAACAAAAACTTTTTTTAGAACCTAATATAAAAGTTAAAAAAGGAGATAGAATAACTATTACTCAAGGTACAGGTCAAAAACATGTGTTATTTTCAAAAAAACCTTTTTATTATCAAAGCCATATAGAAGTAGTGCTATCAGGAAGTGCAATTGATGAGTAAAAGCGATCTTAGAATGAAATCAAATGCTGATAAAGTTATTGCAAATTTAAAGAAAATGACACCCATTGCTGAAAAAGAAGGTGCTGCAATGGTGAATGATTCGTTAGCTAAAATTTATCAGTTAATTGTACCTATGACACCAATTAAATCTGGTGATTTAAGACGAGGCTATCGAATCATTAAAGCTAGAAAGTTGTCTAGTGGTCGTATCGTGGGAGCATTGATTAATAATGAAAAATATTTTAGATATGTAAACGATGGCCACCGAACAAAAAATGGCGGATTTGTTAAAGGCAGATTTATGTTGCAAAAATCTAATAAATTAGCTAATGCAACATATATTCCGAAACGATTTAAACAAATGGCGATTATCATTGTTAAGAAAGGATAGATATGTACGATAAAATTTTAAAAATGCTTACTGACACAATAAAACAGTTCTCGAATGCGCCTATCTATCTTGATGATGTAATGCAATCGTCAGAACCGTTTTATTTTGTGCTAAGTCTTGAAGAGAGTCTGACTGATAATGTAGGTCAAAACGTTCAAAATAAAGCATACAATGTTGATATTGCACTGGTTGATAGTAAGAAAGATAAACAATTAGTAAAAAGCCTAACAGAAAGCTGTGGGGCTTTTTTTAATGTGTTGAATTTGGACGGAAACGAATTGTTTCCAGAAGATTATCAAACGTTTAAAACAGACGGAATTCAACATATCAATTTTAATGTTGCGTTCCCTCAATTAATTGAATGGAGTGAAAAATAGATGGCAAAAAAGAAAAATGTAAGTGTCATTTCTGTAGAGAAGCCAACGTGGTTCCCACTAACAGACGAAACGGGCGCTTTTCCAGTTTACGGAGCGCCAATTACAATCGGTACTGCTGTAAGTATCAAACCAGATGTTACAACAGAAACAACGCCTGACTATGGCGATAGTGTAGTTCAAGATCAGTATGTTGCATTTGGTGGTGCAGAAGTTACTTTAGAAACAAACGGCTACCAAAATGAAGTTTTAGCTGAAATTACAGGGGGAAAAAAATTAAAGGGTGGCGTATTGCGGTCTGCAGATGATATTGCATCAGATGGCGCATTTGCTTATCGTCGCCGAAAATCGAACGGTAAATATCGCTATACGATTTTCTATAAAGGAAAATTTGCTTTAACATCTGATGAAACATCTACATTAGAAGGAAGTTCAGTATCTTATACCCATCCAGAATGGACGGGGTCTTTCGTTGATGTTCCAGGGTTGGGTTATATGTATTCCGTGGATGAAGACGATGAAGGTGTTGACTTAGAGATGATTAAAAACTGGTTTACTGAGGTAATGGATCCACGTAAAGAAAATACTACTGCTGTTACTGGTGTAACTTTAGACCAAACAGAGTTAAATTTAAAAGTTGGCCAAACAGCAACCTTAACACCGACAATTACACCAGATAACGCCTCAAATAAAAAATATCAGTTCCGTTCAGAAAGTGAGGCTATTGGAACTGTAACACCAATTCAAGGGAAGGTTACTGCTGTAGGAGAAGGGACAACGGAAATCGTAGTCACAACAGAAGATGGTAACTTTACCGCAAAATGTACATTAAATGTAACAACAGCAGATTAAAAATAACAGTTTAGGACGACCTTGTCGTCCTATTTTATATGGAGGAATTAAAATGGCAAGTAAATTTCAACAAAAAATTAAATTAATGATTAAAGATGGAAGCAAATATACTACAAAACAATTCACGTCGGCAGAATTTTTACCAGGTTCAGTCATGGATACAGGTACGGATTTACAAATCAGGTTAGAAGAAGCAACAAAAACAAATGATATGGAAGCAATTCGTCCTATTTTAAGAGAATGCTATGACTTTATTGCTGACGTTATTTTTGAAAAACAGTTTACTGGACAAGAATATATTGACGGTATGGATGCTCGTGAATTATTGAAAATTACAGCTCAATTGTTAGGTTCTGTTACTTCTGGTTATGATGCAATTTATTCTGAACAGAAAAAAAAGTAACGGAACTTTTATATCATCCTCATTTTAAGTACACGCCACAATATCGAGAAGCAGAACTAAAAAGTTCGCTTCTTGAGAATGGGTGGACTTTAAATGAGATCGAAAACACAGATTTAAACGAGCTTTTGAAAATTTATGCATTTAAAGATGCTGTAGACGAATTTGAAAATATCAAATATCTTGATGAAAATACTATGTTCTAAGAGGGAGGGGGTACTTTTTGAACAATGAAGACTTAGTCTTAAAAATGATACTGGATGAATCTGGCTTTTCACAAGGATTAAATTCAGCAGTAAAAAAGTTACAAGGCTTTGATGTTGAAGTTGATAGAACAGGACAAAAAGGCGGCCGATCTCTTGGGAGCATATGGACGTCTTTTGTTGGTAACTTTTTAGCTAGCGGAGCAACTAAAATTATCTCTAAAGGTATTGGATTGATTACCAGCAACATCGACGGGGCCATTAATCGTGTAGATACGTTAAATAACGCAAATCGTGTGTTTGAAAATATGGGCTTTTCAGCTGGTGAAACATCTAAAACAATGGATAGCTTAAAGAAAAGTATCCAAGGGCTGCCTACGCCGTTAGATAGCGCTATTAAAGGTGTTCAATTAATCGCTTCATCAACAAATGATTTAGGGAAGTCAGAACAGATTTTCGCAGCTTTAAATAACGGTATCCTCGGTTTTGGTGGTTCTGCTGAAATGGTAGAAAATGCTATTATTCAGCTTTCACAGTCATTTTCTAATGGTAAAGTAGATGCGCAAACTTGGAACTCAATGATTAACAGTGGTTTGGGTCCAGCGTTGAATGCTTTGGCGAAACAAATGGGATTAACAGCTGGTCAGATGAAAGAAGGTCTTTCCGATGGCTCAATTTCAGTTGAAGAATTCCAAGATGCTTTAATCAAATTAAATAAAGAAGGCGGTGGCGGTCTTAAATCATTAGAACAGATTGCTAAAGATTCTACCGCTGGTATTAAAACAGGTTTAGCTAACATGAAGACTGCAATCGTCCGTGGTGTGGCCAACGTTGTAACTAAAATTGACGAAGGTTTAAAAAGTGCGGGTTTTGGAAGTATAAGTGAAATCATTGCTGACAAAGGGGCAAAAATGGAAGCAGCTTTATCTAAATTTGCCGAGATGATTCCGCCAATGATAAAAACAGCCAAAACATTGTATGATACGTTAAAACCTTATGCACCATTGCTTGCAGGTTTAGCTGGCAGCATTGGAACGTTGATGCTTGTGAATAAAGTGAATGCAGCATTTAAAGCTTGGAGGGAAGGTACAGAAGCACTTTCGATAGCTCAAGCAATTTTAAATAAGACAATGCTATCAAATCCTTTTGTCGCAATCTTAACTGCTGTAGTAGGGTTAGTCACAGCGTTTATTTATCTATGGAAAACTAATGAAGGCTTTAGAGATGCTGTCAAAAACATTTGGAAAAATATACAGGAGGTCATCTCAAGCGCTGCTGATGTAGTTGTAAAAGCCTGGAATTCCACAATGGAATTTTTCAGCAACATGTGGGATGGCACAAAAGAGGCTTTTTCGAATGCTGGCACATGGATGAAAGAAGCACCTGGAAATGCAGCCGACTGGGTTAAAAATAAGTGGAACGGTACCAAGGAATTTTTCAGTGGACTTTGGAATTCAACAAAAGAAGGCTCAAAAAATACATGGGAAAATATTAAACAAAGTGCTGCTGACAGTGCTAAAAGTGTTGGAGAAAGTTTTAAAAATGGCTTTGATAATGTGAAAGATTGGTTTAAGGGTGTTGGAAAATCAATATCAGATGTTTTCACAACAGCATTTGATTTTGTTTGGAAATATATTGGTCCATATGTAACAGGAATCAAAAATGCGTTTAAAATGGTTGTTAACGCTATGAAAGCGAACATTGAAAATGTCAAAATGATCGCTGAAAATGTCGTCACCATTCTAAAAAATGTTCTATTAGCTCCAATTCTTTTCATTACATCAATGATCACAGGTGGATGGGAAGAGGCAAAAGAAAACATGATTGCCGTTTGGGATAATATTGCTGAAGCTGCTCAGACTATTTGGTTCGGGATTAAAAATATCTTTTATAACACTGTTACAGCTATTTCCTATTCAGTCACTTCTATTTTCAATGGATTGATGTTGACAATTAAAAAGATTTGGATTGATGTGAAGTTATTTTTCACCTTACTCTGGATTGACATTAAATATGGAGCAATCAACGTTTGGATTGAAATTAAATATTCTATCATCGAAACGTGGATAAATATTAAATTTGAAGCAATTAGAATATGGGAAAGTTTGAAAACTTGGTTCTTTGAAACAGTAGAAAACATTAAAAATGGTGTAATTGATGGTTGGAATAGCTTAAAACAAGGCACAGTTGATACATTTAACGCAACTGTTCAATGGTCAAAAGATACCTGGAATAATTTTAAACAGTGGATTGTTGATCTTGTGACAGGTATAAAAGACGGCATCATTAACGGTTGGGAAAACTTAAAACAGGGAACAGTTAATATTTTCAACAATTTGGTACAAGGTGCTAAAAATGCGTGGAATAATCTTAAAAGAAGCGTTAGTGATACAGTTGAAAATGTGAAGCAAACCTTTAATGATATGCGCCATATCGATTTATTTGAAATTGGTAAAAATATTATCCAAGGATTAGTTAACGGTATTGGTTCAATGATTGGTGCTGTGAATAAAAAAATTAAAGAAGTTGCTGGTAATATTAAAGAAAAAATCAAAGGTGCTTTAGGCATTCATTCACCTTCAAGATGGATGCGGGATATGATTGGTAAAAATATTGTATTAGGTGTTGTAGCTGGTATTGACCAAGAAAAAGGAACGCTTGACAAATCAGTGAAAAAAATGACTGATTTACCAACAGAGTTACCAAATTTTTCTACTACTGGCAGATATATCAACCAACAAGGAGCTCAAACAGAAAGCTTAGCTAAAAATAAAGGTAATGCTACGACTAATATTGGCGGTGATACTTTCAATATCAATATACAAGCTATGGGAAAATTAAATGAAAAACAATTAATGGATATGGCTAAAGACCTCGTTAAGTATATTCAAATTGTTAAAAATAGAGATAGTGATGCAACGGGGGGTGCTTTTGGTGGAATTTAAAAGAGGACAGTTTTTTCTTAATGGAAAACATAGTTCTGAATTCAATGTATTTATGAGAGAAAGACCTGAACGACTTTCTGCAGGACGTGTGGTAGAGCTTAGGGAGCGAATGGGTAATGATTCAATAGCCGTTGATTTTGCATATTATAAAAATGTAGAACGTACCATTACATGCTATGCGAAAGCAAATACTTTACAAGAAGTTTCTTTTTTAGAAGATGAAATTTCCTTTTGGCTCGATATGGGAAACTATTCTGATTTTATTGTCTATTTTGATGAGCATTATATTTATCAGGCGATTGTAACGAGTCCACCAAAATTTACAGGAACAAGAAAAAGCGGGGTTTTAATTCCTTTTGAATTTACTGTAAGTATCCGACCTTTTAAGAAAAATCGTATTGGCCAATATTGGATAAGTAATCCTAATCAGTTAATCAATACAGAAAAATATCCTTCAGAACCCATTATTCATATTTTGGGGTCTGGGGATATTTCTTTTTTTATCAATAATCAATCATATTCATTAAAAGCAATTAACGGTGACATCATTATAGATTCAGAAAAACAAGAAGCTTATAGAAAATCAGGTGGAGCATTTGAAATCTTGGATCATAAAACACTTTTTAAAGATTATCCGATTTTAAAATGTGGAGAGAATAATTTTCGCTGGACTGGTAAAGTAACAGAGTTTAAGGTTCAGCCGAATTGGAGGCGAAAGGTTTGATTCCAGTTATTTTTAAACCTGGAGAAAAAGATTTTTCAACAAATGGATTAGGACGTCTTGTTGATGCGACACGTTGCGAAATCACTGAAGAAGCAAACGGAAAATATGAACTAGAAATGGACTATCCAGCGATTAGCAGATTTAGTGATTATTTCGAAAATGGCTATCAAATTAAAGCAAAGCCAAATGACTTAGAAGAATACCACATTTTTGAGATCAAACAAACGTTTAAAGATACTTTTACTAATAGCATTGTTATTTATGCCCAATCTCGTACTTATAAGCTAGGAAACAGACAAGTGAGGCTAGTAACAGTTGATAATCGTAATGGTGCAGAAGCAATGAAATTAATCGAACAGAACATGGACGAACCTTGTGATATCAAACTATATTCTGATATAAATACAGCTTCTAGCACTACATTTGAAGCTAGAAATGTATTGAATTGTATTGCAGGGGAACAAGGTTCTCTACTTCAATACTGGGGCGGAGAAATAAAACGAGAGCCTTTTAAATTATCTTTGCTAAGGCGTAGAGGACGAGATAACGTTGGAACTGTTCGTTATGGTAAAGATTTAAAAGGATTAACCATTAAATTTGATTGGCAATCAATTGTTACTAAAGTTTTGCCATTTGCAGAGCTTCAAAGTGGAGCAGACGGAACTTCTCAACGGATTTATGGAAATGCAGTTAAAAGCGAATATATCAGTAAGTATCCTGATGTTTACGCTCAATACATTCAGTTTACTGAAGATCAAGGAGTAAAAGATATAGCTAGCTTAAATAAAGTGGCAAGTAAATACTTCACTACATTATATCCAGGAAGTGATAAGCCTAAAGTTTCTATTGAATTAGAAATTGAGAAACTTACAGATTCAGAAGAAGCAAAAGAATTTGCTAAGATGCGTAACTATAATTTATTCGATACATTCACTGTATACCACAAGCTTTATGATATTGACATTCAAACGAAAGTTACAGGAATTGTCTATGATGCTTTAGCAGAAAAAACAATAAAAATCACTGCGGGAGATATCCAAGTTGCTTTTTATAAACAGCAAAGCCAAGACTTTCAAGAAGCTATAAAAACATTGACAAAAAAAGAGTATATGAGTGATTTTGTAGATTATATTACTAATTTGATTAACGGTGTTGAAGGTGGAAGTATACTTCAATATCCTAAAAATCGACCTAATACCCATTATTACTTAGATACGGAATCCACGGATACTGCAAAAGATGTGATTGCAATTAATAACAAAGGAATTGGATTCTCAAGAACTGGCTGGAAAGGTCCATTTAAAAATGCGTGGGGAATTAATGGAGTATTGAATGCGGACTTTATAGGAGCTGGCAAAATAAAATCTAATATTTTTGAAACATCATTTAATAGCTGTGGAGATATTTTACGTATGGTAAACGGTACTTTACAAGCTTGGAATAATAAGAAAAAAATCATGGAATTAACTAAAAAAGGGATGGAGTTTTGGAATGGTAATAGTCACGTTGGCACGATGGGAACAAAGGGAAATCCTTTTCCAGGGTTAGCAGATAAAAATGGAAATCCTGTAGTTTCTGATGGGAATTCATTACTATTAGTCGCAGATAATCCCCAAAAAATTATTGGTTTGTCTAACCAATCAGGCACAGGACATTTAATTACTGGTCCTACACAGTTTTTTGTTGGAAATAATTTTAACTTTTTTGGTCCAAATGGAAGTAAAGCAATTCTGACAGTTGATCGATTGATTGTGGGCGGCAAAGAAGTTATACCTGGTCAAAATGGTGGTGGCGGTTCTGGAGCTGGAACAGGTGGTTATCCATCAGAAGTTACAAGCGATGCAGATAAATTTGCTTGGGACTTATGGAGTTACCTATTAGCTAACGGATACAGCAAAGCAGCTGCTGCAGGTATCCTTGGAAATGTACAAGGAGAAGTTGGTCCAAGTATGAACCCAGATGCCGAACAAATAGGCGGTCCAGCTTACGGATGGGTTCAATGGGACGGTTCAGCATATCCATTGGTAGGTGCACCAACTTGGAATGGCCGAGAATATGTACAACGCTTAATCGCAGCTGCAGGTATCAAACAAGACTATAGGACGTCATTAGCCCAAGCTCAATTAATTAATTGGTGTATGTTCAATGGGCAATGGTTAGGACAAGTAAGTCCATTAACAGTTGATGAATTTAAAGTTGTCAGCTCGCCTAAAACAGCTGCTTATGCGTTTGAATTAAACTTTGAACGTCCAGCTGCAGCACATCCAGAAAGACAAACCTATGCACAAGTATGGTATGACAAATTCAAAGATTTGAAAGCTTCTACTGCAACAGGAAAAGCTGGCATAGAACATTTGGAGACCTTAATGGGCAAATGGCTTGGTAATGGGCAATGTTATGCCGTTCCAGCCGAATATTCTGGTTTTATGGGCGGCTGTGGTTTAGGTGCAGGAACAATTTATGGCTTTTCACATGTAATTGGTGATACATCATCTGCTGCAGATATTGGTGAAGCATATGATTGGAATGCGGTAGGTTGGCGAGTAATCCAAAATCCAACGTATCAAGATTTAGTGGTAGGAGCAATCGTCAATATTAGACGAGGTGGCCAATGGGGAACAGGTTGGACAGTAGACCCAACATATGGTCACACGGGCGTGATTTACGGCTTAAATAACGGACGTATCCAAACCATAGAACAGAACGCCGAGCAAGGGCAAATTGTCGCAAAATATGACCGATTATATTTTGCTAATTCTATTCAATCGATTGTTATTCCACCAAAATAACGAAAGGAGGATTTTTCAATGGTTAAATGGCAAGCAACGCTAAGTACAACTGAACCTTACAATTACATTGGGATTCAGAATGTACGACAAGGAAATCGAAACACAGAAGTCTTAGAAGCCATACTAGTTGAAAATGCTTGGCCACTTGATTTAACAGGTTGCGAAGTTTTTTTTGAATCGGTTATTGATAATAAATATCCGATTCAACGTTCAGCAAAAATTGTGAATGCCAAAAAAGGGATTATTCAGTATACCTTTGATGAATATTCTATGCAGTCGTTACACAGACAAGAAGCATATTTCAGTATTCATAAAGGTGATAACCTGATTGGTGCAACGCAAAACTTTTCTTACTTTGTAGTGAATGCTGCTTCTAAAACAGAGGGCGAAATGGGTTCTTATTGGCAGTCCATCGAAGATTTAATCGAAGACATGACCGCTTTTATCAACGAAAATAAGGGCGATTTTACTGATTGGATGAATGCCAGAAAAGAAGAGTTCGAAGCATGGCGAGATGCGCAAAAAACAGATTTCACTTCATGGTTCGAATCAATCAAAGATATTTTAAAAACGATTGATCCTGGCGGTACGATGTTAGCCGAGCTAATGGATGCTCGTGTAGACATTCAAGGAGTGCGCCACAATTCAATTTCTGAACGTTTATTGGCAGATATGGAATATTTGTATCAGAAATTAGAGAAACGCTTATATACGTTAGAATATGGCGAAATAAGTGACTTAATTATTTTACAAGATGATGCTTTTTCGCTGAATCATGAAACAGAAATTGTTGGAAAAATTGATTATCCTGTGACCGATGGGGCATTGGTTATCGCAACAGTTGATGATACAAAACAGAACGCTTATGTGTTTGAAAAAGTGGGTGAAATAAGTGGTTAAAGCAAAACGCATGATGGAAACCGAAGAAAATGGTGTGGAACGTCAGTTTTATCCTATAACACATGTATCTGCTGTTCGAGGATTAGAAAAAATTATTGCGGGTCAATCAAAAGTATTATCTGTTAATGGATACACTGGGGCAGTAATTATCACTAAAGCAGATCTAGGCTTAGAAAATGCACTGACAGAACTTCCTTACGCAACAGAAGAAACAGACGGTATTATCACTTCTGAAATGTTTCAACGATTGTCAAATGGCGAGGGAGGCGTGTATATTCTTCCAATCGCTACTACAGACGAATTGGGCGGAATAAAGGTTGGCCAACTGTTAGAAATTGCAGAAGACGGCACGTTGTCTGCGGTAAAACAAACAGATCAAAATTTTACCACTGAACTAAAATCGAAACTGGAAGAGTTGAAAGGTTATACTGCTGGAGCGAATATTTCTATTTCAGAAGATGGTGTGATTTCAGCAACTGGTGGTGGCGATGGTGGCGGAGTGAATCAACAATATGTCGACCAAAAAGTCCAAGAAGCCATTGACAGAATACCTGATATTACGTTTGAGAAAGTAGGCGAAGTGCAATGACAGACATTGTTAAAGTAAAACAAGGAGGAACACAGGTATTTCCTCAAACACATTGGAATGCCGTGGAAGGGAAACCAGAAGTATTAAAAGGTGAAAAGGGAGACCCAGGGCCACAAGGTTCAAAAGGAGATAAAGTAGACGTTGGTCCGCAAGGTCCAGCAGGGCAAAATGCAACAACGACAGACGTTGCAACCTCAATAAAAAATGGCTTGATGTCTAAAGAAGATAAAACAAAACTAGATGGATTGCCAGCAATTACGTTTGAAAAGGTAGGGGAAGTGTAATGACAACAGATATTGTTCAATTAAAAGAAAAAGGAAAACCAGTCTATCTTAAAACACACGCTGCAGCTATTGATGGCGTAGCAGGATTACTCGTTAGAGCAGACGGTAGTGATGAGACTGTGCGCGGAATTAAAAATTTTCAAGATGGGATAAAAGTAGGAAATAAATCATTAGATGCAAGTTTAATGGATCGACTACTAAATGTAGGTAAAAAAATTTGGTCAGGTGCATGGTACGCAGGTGAAAATCAATCAATTAATCCAAGTTTACCATTAGATCAATGCCTTTCAGGTTGGTTATTTTTATATCAACCATATGACAGTTCTACAAGTCAAGGAAGTCCTTGGGATATGAACTATGTATTTGTTCCAAAAACGCATATAGTGGAATTTGGAGGCCGTGCTGTTGTTCATCATTTAGAAACCTTAAACGGAACAGCATACAATAAGTATGTTTATATAAGCAATACTCAAATTTTAGGACACAAAAATAATAACACAACCGCAAAACCTTATGTATTGACACGGGTGTATGCAATTTAAGAAAGGAGAAAGTTAGCTATGAAAATTTGGATTGAAAATAAAATTGGCTATTTAGAAGGTTATTCTACAATGGAACAACCTGATAATGTTAAGCTTGAAGTGAAAAAAGAACCGTTTGATTTTATGAATTGGCGTTATGATGGCGCACAATTGATTCATGATCCAGAAAATGCACCACACCCAGAGCCAGCACCACCAACGAAATTGGAACTTTTACAAAAGCAAAATGCGGAATTAATGAAGCAAGTTTCTCTGCAGAATCAAGTTATTCAACAAACACAAAGAATGACTGGCGAATTGATGAAACAAGTCGCTGAACTTACGAAAGGAGCGGAATAAGATGAAAACGAATGCTTTTCCAGGTTTCGATAATATTAAACAGTTGTATGATTGGAATTGTTATACAAAACAAGATTTAGTAGATTACGTGACTATGAATTGCTTAACAAAAGAAGAATATACAAAAATTTGTGGGGAACCGTTTAGCGAAAGCTAAGCGGTTTTTCTTGTAAGTAGAAAGTAGGTGCAGGATGAACTTAACAGTAGAACAATGGTTAGCAGTGATTACATTCTTAGGCGGAATTATTTTCGCATTAATGAAATTTTATCATGTCTTTTCTCAATTAGAAGATAGCATGAAAGAACTAAAGGAAGCTGTTGAACGTTTAAATAACCATGAAATACGCATTAGCCGATTGGAAGAGCAAAATAAAACCCTCTTTAGAGGGATTGGAGGAAATAAAAATGATTAATTGGAAATCAAGAATAAAGAACAAACAATTTTGGCTTTCGATTATTCCAGCAGTTCTATTATTAATTCAAGTAGTAGCCGTTCCTTTTGGATATAAATTTCAAATTGAAATGATTAATAAGCAACTGCTAGATGTTGTTAATGCATTATTTGTTGTGCTAACTATTCTAGGTATTGTGACAGATCCCACAACACCTGGATTATCAGATAGGAAAGGAGATAAATAAATGAAAAAGAAACTATTGGCAACATTACTGGTAGTCTTATTTTTTGTATCACCAGTTAGCACATTTGCTGCAAAAGGAGACCAAGGCGTTGATTTGTCTATTTGGAATGGGTATCAAGCAACATTTGGTTATGCACATGATAAATTCTCAATTTCACAAATTGGTGGGCAAAACAACTATGGGATTTATGATCAAGTTACTTATTCTAGTCAAGTAGCTAGTACGATTGCTCAAGGTAAACGAGCGCATACGTATGTATGGTGGCAAAATGTTCTTACCTATGAAAATGCAAAGCAAGTATTAGATTACTTTTTACCTAAAGTTCAAACACCAAAGGGATCAATTGTCGCCTTAGATGCGGAAGACGGCGTTCAATCGACGGATGTAACGCTATGGGCGTTAGACTACATCAAAGAGGCTGGATATACACCGATGCTTTACGGATACAAAGGGTATCTTACTTCAGCTTATGATCTATCACGAATTGCAAAGAAGTATCAATTATGGATGGCAGAATATCCAGATTATGAAGTGACACCTTATCCAAATTACAATTATTTTCCTTCATTTGAAAATATCGGTATTTTTCAGTTCACGTCAACCTACGTTGCAGGAGGGCTAGATGGTAACGTTGATTTAACAGGTATTACCGATAATGGTTATACAAAAAATAACCAACCAGAAACAAACACACCAGCTATTGAAGAAGGTAAAGAAGTTGAAAAAACACCTACTTCTGCAGTAAAAGTTGGTGATACCGTCAAAGTAAAATTTAATGTAGATGCTTGGGCAACTGGCGAAGCTATTCCAGATTGGGTAAAAGGAAACAGCTATAAAGTGCAAGAAGTAACTGGAAGCAGAGTATTGCTAGAAGGTATCTTGTCATGGATTAGCAAAGGCGATATTGAATTATTGCCAGATGCGGCAACTGTTCCTGATAAACAACCAGAAGCGACTCATGTGGTACAATATGGCGAAACATTATCAAGCATTGCTTATCAATACGGAACAAACTATCAAACATTGGCTGCATTAAATGGATTGACAAATCCAAATCTTATTTACCCTGGCCAAATTTTGAAAGTAAATGGATCAGTAGTAAGCAACATTTACACAGTTCAATACGGTGATAATTTATCAAGTATTGCAGCTAAGCTTGGTACGACTTATCAAACCTTAGCTGCATTAAACGGATTAGCAAATCCTAACTTGATTTATCCTGGTCAAACATTGAGCCATTGATTTTTTGCAAAATCAGTTGAAATTTAGAGGTAGCTCATTTACAATAGAGTTACCTTTTCATATTATGACTCTTTTCGATTTAGAAAAGAGGTGCTCCTATCTTATGACAAGTTCTTAGGTAGGAGCATTTTAATTTTACTAATAAGTAGCTTAGTTTAAAGCTATTGTATTACATAAGAAAACACCTACCACAGATGCACGTACTTCCCCAAGCAGTTGACTGTGCGGTAGGTGTTTTTTTTAGATTTTACTTGTTAATCATAACCGATTTTCTTTTTTTATAACAAGGTTAAGCTTGAATTTATGAAAAGGATAATGTGTACGGAATTTATCCTAATAAAAATAGAATTAGACTATTTCTAAGCTACTATTACTTGAGAACAGTTTCCTTTTAAATAAGTGGAAAAGTGTAGTATAGCTACTTTAGCGATATTCCTTAATATCCCAGTTCTAATTTAAAGCCAAACACAATTTTGTTAATAAGTCGTGAATGATTTTATTGGTTGAATTAACAAAACTAATTTGCTAGAATAATAAAGCAATTACTTGTAGTAAAAGACTACAGGCCCCTTGTATCATAATTGTGCAAGGGGGTTTTTGTATCGTATATTTATATTTCATGTCTAGAGTAGATGGATTATAACCTTTTTATAGTATTGGTCCATCATGTTTTAATACACTCATTTGCTTTATAGGAAATAGTATGGTATTATAAATAAGTAATCAATTTTGACATGTAACGAGAGCGCTATACATAAGACTATAATTCTCCTTTTGCTTATCAAACATTTTTTGCAACAAATCGCATACAGGGTATGCACAAGGAGGAAACATATATGAACAACGGTACAGTAAAGTGGTTTAACTCAGACAAAGGTTTTGGATTTATTACAGGTGAAGATGGCAATGATGTATTTGCTCATTTTTCAGCAATTCAAGCGGATGGTTTTAAGTCATTAGAAGAAGGACAAGCAGTAACTTTTGATATTGAAGAAGGACAGCGCGGTATGCAAGCTGTTAATATTTTTAAAGCATAATAAAGGTTTTGGTAAAACGTTCCAATTTAATTGGAACGTTTTTTTTATAAGATTAAATTGATAGGCTCTGAATGTTGAAAACGAAAGGAGATCATCATATGGGATTTGGAACATGGAAAGAAGTTATACCATCAGATAAAAGTAAACAGTTTGAAGAAGGACAGAAAGTATCATTTATTTACAGAAAAGAAATTAGAAGTGGTATAATAGCTGTTTTATTAATTAATTCAGCAGTAATTAATATTATAGACAGTTCTAAGCCAAAAAACAAAAAAGAAAAAACAGTAATTAGTTATGAGAAACTATTATCGATGTACCAATAAAAAGACCCTAGTTTAGATTAGGGTCTTTGTGTTAAACTTAAGACAAGGATTTATGGCATACTCTTTTTTCTAAACAGATTCTTTACATGTTAAAGGATCTGTTATTTTTTATTTAAAAATTGTTAGCTTAGCTAGTTAGAGCATACGGCTCATGACCATTAGGTTGATGGTTCGAATTTATCATAGTAGTTAAAACGAAATTATCTTGTGTATATAGAAAACACCTACTTAAGACGCGCAATACTTCCCCAAGTTGTGTATGTTTAGTAGGTGTTTTTAATACAGTTGTATATTTGAATTATAAATAAAATACAATTGTTTTGTAAAATGAAAACTTGAAATTAAAAAAAGAAAGAGGTAAAATATCTTTACCAAACAATTTTATTTTTCATTTTATTACTACCTCTTGTCGCCTTACCCCAATGAGGCGGCTTTTTTTACATAAAAATATTGAACTCAAAAAATAGATATTGTAAAATATCTATACATATTTAAACTCTTATTTTTTCACGCAGACCGCCTTTTCTCAATAAGGTGGTCGTTTTTTTGTTGAAAATTGAAAATCAGTAAAGTAAAATTGTTATATATTAAGCTATAACTAGTAAGAACTATTTTATCCCCAATAAGCTAGTTATTACTTGGACCATTAGCTCAGCTGGTTAGAGCAAATGGCTCATGACTATTCGGTCGATGGTTCGAATTCATCATGGTCGATAATAGAATTAGACAGGTAGTGAATTATTTTGAAAAGAACAGGAATTCTCTTAGTGAATTTAGGAACACCAAAAGATTCTTCCAAGACGGAAGTAAGGAAGTATTTAAAAACTTTTTTATCAGATAGAAGAGTAATAAAAATACATCCTATAATTTGGAAACCGATTTTGAACGGTATTATCTTGAATATACGTCCAAAAAAATCAGCAAAACTCTATCAAAAAATTTGTACTGAAAATGGATTTCCTCTTTTGGAATATACTGAGAAACAAATGGAAAATTTGAAAAATATATGTCCAGAAGTGGAAGTTACAATCGGAATGTCATATAGTGAACCGAGTATAGAAACTGCTCTAGATACATTATTATCAAAAGAGATTGAAGAACTCAATGTCATACCAATGTATCCGCAATACTCTGGGACAACGGTAGGATCAGTGTTTGATTCCGTTATGAATTATTTTATAAAAAGTGATAGGATAGTGGATATTAAATTTATTCGATCATTTTACAATAATCCACAGTATATAGATTACTTTTCAAAAAAAATAAATGAAGCTTTGAATGAAAGTCCAATAGATGCTATCGTTTTTTCATACCACGGAATTCCTATGTCTTATGTAAAAGATGGGGATAACTACCCGAAGGAATGTACTAAAACAACAAAATTAATAATGGATAAATTAGGAGATATTCGTTATTATCAAACCTATCAATCGAAATTTGGGCCATCTGAATGGTTAAAACCAGCAACTGATGATACCTTGAAAAAATTACCATCAAAAGGTATTAAAAATATATTAATTGTTGCACCAGGTTTTGTTGTAGACTGTCTAGAAACAATAGAAGAATTGGAACACGAAAACAGAAACTATTTTTTAGAAAATGGCGGGGAAGTCTACAAATATGTTCATCCATTTAATGGAGATATTGAATTTGCAAAATTAGTAAAGGACATTATTTCTTTGTAGTAATTTGTTTTAGTTTTTTATTTTAGTTTGAATTTGTTAAACAATTTATTCAGGGTTTGCACGAATATATTTACTGGTATAGCATATAGTAGAATTAAGCAAAAATTAAACGGCTTATCTCCAGTTCAGTTTAGGAAATAAGCCGCTTAAAAAAGCTTGATTTTTTTGCACTGCAGTTCGAGTCCTGTATGGTCCATAAAAATACGTTGTATGAAAAGTCAATTCTTTTTAGATATTTTTGACTTCCCAATTTGATATACTGCGGAAAGTATCTGAGAATTTATTTAACACATTTTTTATTTACTAAAGAAAGTAAAGATCAGAGCTGTGCAAATAGAAATGATTAAAAACATCCCAATATCATCATCTAATGTTTCAAAAACTTCAACAGGTTTCATAAAATGTTTAATTATTTTTTTCATTGTATTCACCTCAAAAAGAGAATAGAATGAAATATTCTACTTATCCATTGATATATCTAACGATTGACTTACAAAATTGAAATAAAAGTCTAAAAGTCAGTTGGTGTGATTATTATTATAATACAAAAAAGACCTCCATTCTTTTAAGAATAAGGTCTTTTTTTTCGTAGTCGCCTTCTAGGCAAACTAATTCAGTTAGCCGTATTCTAAACTCAATAAAATGTCAAATACTCATAGGTGTATTTTTACCACAAAATTTACCACAGATTTGCGGTATTATTTACATATCTTAGATTATTAAAAATGACAAAACAGCTATTTAATGCGTATTGTATGATTTTTTTGTTCCTTAAATTGTTATGGAATTTCAGATGGGGAGTGGCAAATATACGAAGAAAATTAACTATTTATAGCGGTTTTATTTTATTAGAGAGTCTCGTTAGTTTTAGTATTGTATGTGTGATAGCAGGGATATTCTCCCTGACTATTACACAATTAATTCAGCAAAATTATCAACGGGAGCAAGAATTAACGCGCACTCGTCTAGGATACGAAGCAATTTTATTTTTAGAGCAGACGGGTGATTTACGTTTCAAAGAGCTGATATATCAAGGAGAAACTTACCGATTTTCTTTGATGGAGAACGATGGAAGAAGGATACTAAAAGTCACAGATTCAAGAGGAGCGATTTTGATTGGTCAATAA